AAACGCCAACCAGCGTGTTTACCCTGTTAATGAGATTGGCAAGGCTGTCAAAACCCTTAATGATCAGATTCAAAACGGCTATTCAGTTCTCGGGGAAGTGGATCATCCAGATGATCTAAAAATTAACCTGGACCGTGTGAGTCACATGATAACAAACATGTGGATGGACGGTCCTAATGGTTACGGGAAGTTGAAAATACTTCCAACACCTATGGGACAACTTATCAAGACAATGCTGGAAAGCGGAGTCAAGCTAGGTGTTTCAAGTCGCGGATCCGGAAATGTCAGAGATGACGGCTCCGGTGAAGTATCAGATTTTGAGATTATCACAGTAGATATGGTAGCTCAACCTAGTGCTCCTGGAGCATACCCAACACCAATTTATGAACACCTTATGAACAATAAGGGAGGACTAAGTGCCTTACGCATAGCGCAAGAGGTTAAGGGTGATCCTAAAGCACAGAAATATCTCAAAGAGAGCTTATTAGGTATAATAAGCCGACTCCAATAACAAGGAGAATCATATGTTGGATGCGTTAAAACAATTATTTGAAAACAATGTGATTTCTGAAGAGATCAAGCAGTCTATTGAGTCTGCTTGGGAAGCTCGCATCGTCGAGAACAAAGCCCAAGTAGCTCAGCAACTACGTGAAGAGTTTGCACAAAAATATGAACACGACAAGAACACAATGATTGAAGCAGTGGATCGCATGATCTCTGAACAATTGTCGCAAGAAATTGTTGAGTTCGCCGATGATCGTAATCAATTAGCTGAAATGAAAGTTAAGCTAACAAAAGAAAAGAAAAAGATGGCTGGCATAATGAAGGAATTCGTTACACGTCAACTAGCTTCTGAAGTTCGTGAGTTACATGAAGATCAAGTGGCAATGGCAAGCAAGTTCGGTAAACTCGAACAATTCGTAGTTGAGGCGCTAGCTCAGGAAATTACAGAGTTTATGACCGACAAGAAAGATTTGGCTGAAACGAAAGTTCGCTTGATCCGTGAAGGTCGCAAAGAAATCAAGAAAGTAAAAGAAGCATTTGTAACTCGTGCCGCTAAAATGGTCGAAGGTGTTGTAAGTTCAGGACTACGTTCTGAAATGAAAACATTGAAAGAAGACATTGAAGCTGCTCGTCGTGCAGACTTTGGTCGCAAGTTGTTTGAGGCTTTTGCCGCAGAATACTCGACCAGTTACTTAAATGAAAAATCGGAAACAGCAAAATTACTCAAGGTCATAGACTTGAAAGATTTAGCAATGCAAGAAGCCGCACAGGCCGTTGTCAAAGCTGAACAAATCCTAGAAAGTAAACAAGCTGAAATCCGTGCTCTTAAAGAGAGCCAAGAAAGAAAAGCAATCATGACGGAATTACTTGCTCCACTTAACAGTGAGCAAAAAGAAATCATGGGCGAATTAATGGAGTCTGTAAAGACTACTAAACTGAACGAAAGTTTTGAAAAGTATCTTCCATCAGTTATTGCTGGTGGGAAAGCTCCGCAGAAGAAACAGGCACTAGTAGAGGCTAAAGAAATAACCGGAAATAAGATTTCCAACAACCAAAATAGCAGTGGGTCAAGTGACAGCAATAACATTGTTGACATTCGCAGACTCGCCGGACTAAAATTTTAAGGAGAAATTTAAATGTCAGAACTATTAAACGGACGTTGGGCAGAAACTAAGGAAGCCCTATTAGAAGGCTTGCAAGGCACTAAAAAATCAGTAATGGGTGTGACCCTTGAGAATACTCGCAAGTATTTGATGGAAAGTCCAACTGCTGGTGCTACTTCTGCTGGTAACGTTGCAACATTAAACCGCGTAATTCTACCGGTGATTCGTCGTGTTATGCCAACCGTTATTGCTAACGAGTTAGTTGGTGTACAACCAATGACTGGCCCAGTCGGTCAAATCCACACATTGCGTGTTCGCTACAGCGATACCAGCAGTGGTGCTGGCGTATTAGCTGGTGAAGAGGCATTGAGCCCATTCAAGATTGCAGAATCTTATTCTGGTAACGCAAGTTCAAGTAACGCTAAGGCAGCTTCAACAGCTACTTTAGAAGGTGTTGCTGGTAACAGAATGAGCATTCAAATCTTGAAACAAACTGTTGAAGCGAAGACACGTAAATTGTCAGCTCGTTGGACATTTGAATCAGCTCAGGATGCACAAGCTCAGCAAGGTATCGACGTTGAAGCAGAAGTAATGGCTGCTTTGGCACAAGAAATCACAGCTGAAATTGACCAGGAAATCATTGCGTCATTGACAAGTTTGGCAGGTACTGCAACACAGACTTATGACCAGTCAGCAGTTTCTGGTACAGCCACATTCGTTGGTGACGAGCATGCCGCATTGGCAGTTCAAATCAACCGTGTAAGTAACTTGATCGCTCAACGTACTCGTCGTGGCGCAGGTAACTATGCTGTTGTTAGCCCATTTGCATTGACAATTCTTCAGTCTGCTACTACAAGCGCATTTGCTCGTACAACAGAAGGTACATTCGAAGCTCCAACAAACACCAAGTTTGTTGGTACATTGAACGGTGCTATGAAGATCTATGTAAACAGCTATGCTCAAGACTCAGCAAGTATCCTAATCGGATACAAAGGTGCTTCAGAATCTGATGCTCCTGCTTTCTATTGCCCATACATTCCATTGATGAGCAGTGGTGTTGTTCTTGACCCATCAACATTTGAACCAGTCGTTTCATTCATGACACGTTATGGTTACGTTGAGTTGTCAAACACAGCAAGTTCTTTAGGTAACGCCGCTGACTATCTAGGTCTAGTAGCTATCACTTCTGCTAACGTCAAGTTCAGTTAATTTGATAACCTAATAGAAATATTAGCAAAAACACAAAGGCATCTTCGGATGCCTTTTTGTTTGGGTAAATATAAGATGATGACTACAACTTTTTACGATCCTACACAGTTGACGAATGTAACTATTCACAATAATGTTACCGGACATGACAGTATTGACTGGGTAACAAAAAATAATACAATCCTTGAAAACAACTATGCGTATAGTAAGAAACCTTTGTATACTGTTAGCGGGTTGTGGATGGAAAAGTTTTTAAGTAATACAAGCCAACTATGGTGTACTGGCTATAAGATTCCTAATACAAGTCGACAAGTAAAAGGTATAGAATTTTCATTAAATGTCAAACGTGCGGCTCGAATTGAAGATTTAGTAATACAATTATCACTCAACGGAGAACTAATTGGAGAAAACCGTGCCAGTACAATTAATCCTGTACAAAGCAATATGTATACTGGCGGCGGCCCAAATGATGTACCTTTAATTCCAGTAGGAGATCTTAATATATATGGTGGTTCTTTGGACTTATGGGGAACAACAGGGCTTACAAGTGACAATATAGCCGATAGTACATTTGGCATTGTGGTTAGTTTTAAAAGCAACATTATCTATCCGCATAATGATACAGCATACCTTAATCAAGCAGGTATAAGAATCACTTACGCATAAATACATTGTCGCGCTTGCATGGTGCAAGTTTATGCGGATACCCCAACCGCGTATGACATAGAACGTCAATTTTAAGGAGAAACAAAATGGGACGTCCATTAAATAAAAAATATTTCGGTAAACGAAACACAGGTGCCGCAGGCACATTTGGTAATACAAACTTATTGCCAACAGACTATGACCTAGGCGGTCTAAAAGCTCTTAATGCCAGTGTGACCACACCTGGTTCATATACGCAAGCACAATCTGCCGCACTGACAACAGTATTTCCCAAGCCAGCATTGGCTCCAGAAGGTGCTGTAACAGCAGTTGGTACCCCAACATTTGCTATCTTAACTGGTACCATTGGTGGAACACAAGCAACGGCATACGCACCAACAGCTGGCAGTATTGCCGTTACATACGGTGGTGTTACATCAACATATACTCCAACACTAACAACTTACAGTGGTTTTAGTATTGGTAGTGTAACAACTGGTGGTGTGGTTACACTAACTGGTGGTACGATTACAGCGGTAGCTGGTACAAGTGTTACATTCAATGCGGGCTTGACAGGTACAACTGGTTTAGTAGCAGGACAAACATATTACACAACTACAAGTGTGTCAGCTAGTGCAACT